GGACGTGTCGAACAAGCAGCAAGCCTTGGTGGACAAGGTATTCGGCCACGTGAAGCAGGTGATGGATCAGGTATGGAGTCTGTACCAGCAATATGGTTCCGACGCGGAGTATTTCAGGGTGATAGGGGTGACCGACGTGCAGCGTTTCGACACGGGGGAGGCTGGGGAGCGTTATGATTTTTATCTTCAGTTCGACGTCGGTTTGCTGGACAGCGGCCAGATAGTGGAGAGGGTGAAGGCGATCAGCGAGATGGTGGGTGTCTTGGACAAGAACGGCGTGGTGGACACGGAGCAATTGTTGAGCATGGTGATCGAGCAGGCGTTGCCGGGGGCGGCGGACAAGATCATACAGCCGCGCGAGACGGCTATCAACAAGGCGATAGAGGAGGAGCGCTCGACCATAGCGGAATTGGTGGCCGGAGTTCCGCCGAACGTGCGCCCGAATGACGCCCACGAGACGAAGCTGCAATTATTCCAGCAATGGATGCAGCAGCCCGACATACAGATGCGCATACAGGAGGACGAGGCGTTGCGTGAGCGGGTGGAGAATTACTTTCAGCAGAGAAACTTTCAAATTCAACAGAAACAGAACGCGCAGATTGGGAGACAAGGAGCGCAACCAACGCAGTTCGGGGCGACTGGCGGGGCGCAGGCTCCGATGCCTCAAATGGCGCAACAGGGGGGATAGCCATGCCAGAGGTAGGAGGAAGACGTTACAGTTACACGGCGAAAGGAAAAGCAGCGGCGGCGAAAGCCCGTAAGCGTCTGAAGAAACACGTCGTGAAGAAAAAAGTCAGGAAGACCAAGAGAAAGGGATATTGATCATGGCATACAAGATAGAAGTCATAGAGGGAGCATACGCCGTAATCGACTTGGCGACGGGGAAGCCCGCGCCGGGATGCAGCGGGTTCCACCAGAAGAATTTCGCGGAGGAGCGCATTCGCAAGCTGGAGGAGGAAGCCAGAGCGGAGCCACCGAAGAGGGCGCGTGACGCCAAGGGCAGAATGAAGGGAGACGATCCCGACACCCCGGACGTGAACGAGGCTTACGAGGGCGGCAAGGCGCCGAAGAAGAAGGCCAAGAAGAAGGCGCCAGCCAAGAAGAAGAAAGCGACCAAGAAGAAGTGAGCATCTTCGGCAAGCGGAAGATATATAGCGTAATAGAGTATGACGAACTCAAGGTCATGGCTCATGCGTTGCGCAAGAACGCTCATTTTCAAACCTTCGCGGAGCATCTACGCGAAAGAAGGGAAATCGCGATAAGGAGCATGCAGACTGAAAAAACGGTGAACTCGACCAATCGTCATTTCATGGAATCCGGGAAACTGGAGGCTTTGGACGAGCTTTTGGACGACTTGGAGCTGTGGTCGAAGAGTGTCCTTGACTAATGGAATTTATTAGCGTAACTGATGAACAACTGGTAATTCAAACGGATGACCTGAAGTAATGGACGAATCAACGCAAGAGGCTAACTCCACTGCCTTGCTCGAACCTTCGCAAGAGGACGGGGAAAACGTGGTGACTGAATCTCCCAAGGAGGGAGGCGACAATCTCACCTTGAACGAGTTGACGACTCAACTGCTCGACAAGAAGAATGCGCAAAGCGAGGAATCCGAAGCGGGAGCTGACGAAGCTGCCCTCGTGGCTGGAGCCGAGCAATCAACGGAACAGGAACCTAGACAGTCCGAACAACTGAACAGGGCTGACGAGAGCGAGAACGACAAGCAGGTATTGCTGGATCAATACGGGATAGACTTGGATTCGTTGAGCGAGGATCAGGCGATGAGCTTGGGACGCGCCCTGCGGACGGAGTCGCTGAAGCGGTTCGGGAGACTGACCGCCCAGAAGAGAGAGGCTGAGAGCAAGATACGCGAGCTGGAAAGCAATGGCGCGCCGGAGGCTCAGTCTCAACCTGCGAGATCGGATGACGACCCGATGTCCGAAGTATGGACGGAGGAGACTCTGGGCAAGAAGGAGCAAGACCTGCAAGCCATCGTGGATTGGACGGAGGACGCATTGGAGTTCGAGTCTCAATACGACGACGAGGGCGAGGAATATCTCGTGGAGTCGGATGGCAGACGGTATACGAAGGAAGACTTGATTGGCATTCGGGCGAACGCTCGAAAGATGACGCGAAAGGGAGGAGCGGTGGAACAGCGCCGTGAATTCCTCGTGAATCGCCAACAATTCGACGGCGAGGCATTGCATTACTTCCCGTGGCTGAGCGAGGAAAGCAGCTCTGAATTCGAGGAGTATCAACAACTGGTAACGCAGGAACGCTATAAAAAGTTCTTGGACAAGATACCTGAAGCAAACGTCATCGCCGGATTGCTCGTCGAGGGCAATCTTCGAGTACGCGAACGCATGAAATCCGCTCCCGGAGACAACGGCATGGGGCAGAGAGAAAAGCCCACGTCGCCAGCCACCGCGTTATCGGCTGCGCCAAGGCGTATGTCGGCGGCGGACGGCGCTCGCATCAAGAAAGCCGTGGTTCACGCGCAGAAGGACTTCGAGGAAACTGGTTCCATTCAGAGTTTGGCTCGCTTGCGCGAGCTACAGAATCAAATGAGTTAACACACTTAGGGGGAAACCGATATGGCACAAGCCGCATCATACAACGTAGCGGGCAACCGTGAACAAATCCTCGACGTCTTGACTATTCTTGAACCCGAGGAAACTCCGGTCGTATCCATGAGTAAAAAGCTGCCCGCATCGGCAACTTTCGTGGAGTGGCAGACTGACAATTTGTCAGCCCCCGCATTCGCGGGCGTTTCCGAGGGGGAGGACGTGACGTCGTTCGATAATAAAGTCATAAATCGCACGAAGTTAGGTAATTACGTGCAGAAATTTCGGCGCCAATGGATGGTTTCCGATATTCAGGAGTTGGTCAACACAGCCGGGGTTTCATCGGAAGTGGCCAATAGTGAGGCCAAATCCTTGCGTGAACTAAAACGCGATCTTGAGTCCGCTATTTGCTCCGTTCAGGACAGACAGGCTGAAGCTGGATCAGGCACACCGTACAAGACGCGGGGTCTTGGCAAATGGCTCGCGAACGGAGGCGCAGCGGGGGCAGCCCCAAGCGATATTCCCGCTGCATACCAAATGCCGAGCGCATCGCTGGACAGCACCGCAACCGTATTGGAGTCTCACTTCAACGCAGTCGTGCAATCCCGGTACGAGACAGTCGGAAACGCTGGCGCGAAGCTAACGCTCGTGGCGGCTCCCGACCTCAAGGCCCAGATCAGCAACTTCACCAGAGCCGACACTTCATCCGCCGACAGCACCTACACGGTGACCCAAGAGGCCACTACCAAGAAGGTCACCCTGTCGGTCAACGTTTACGACGGAGACTTCGGATTGGTGAACATCATTCCTTCGCTTTTCAACAACCGGACAAGCGGATCGAATACCATCGACGACGATTGGGGTTACCTGATCGATCCCGAACTCATCGGGCTTTTCGTGCTCAAGGCGGAAGGCAACACGGAACTGGAAAACCAAGGCGGCGGCAGACGTGGTTACACGGACGTAATCGCCGGGTTGGCATGTTTCAATCCTCTTGGCTTCGGTGTTTTCGAAGGATAATCTTAAAAATTGGGGGATTAAAAAATGGCTAATACTGACGTAACTCTAGGGGATACCCGCAAGACCGTTCTGAGCAATCAGGAACGGGCGCAGGGCTATACCCATAAATGGACGATCAAGTACACCGACATCGACGAAGGTACTGGTTCAAGCGACACGGTCACGGTAACAATGGGCAACACGCCCACGGATTTCGTGATCAGCAAGGCATTGGTCAACGTGACCACGGCTTTCGCCGGGACGGGAGCGCTTGCCATTGAATTGGGTACTGACGGTGATCCGAATAACTTCATCGCCTCCACTAGCGTGGCAGCGGTAGGGCCGATCATCGGCGGCGCAGGAGCGGCTCCGGCCACCTTGGCTGGCACGTTCGCCGCAGCGGCGGATGCGCTTGAAGCCCTGTTCACTAACTCTTCGAGCGGATCGCCATCCGCTTTGACGGCTGGACAGCTCGACATCTACTTGGCGATGCATGACGCAAACGCGGTAGGTTGATCTAGATTGTTCTTAGGTATCTTGGAAGGGGGAGCGGTTCATTCCGCCCCCCCGACCTTAACCGAAGAGTAATATGGGCGAGATATTCATACCGAAGTGGAAGGCGGGGAATGGCTCGACCTTCATGCGTAACCTTGAGAAGCATCTCAAGTATCACGTGGACTTGGAACGCTTCGAGGCAAGCAAACGCGCAATCGAGGCGAACCTAGAGGCCCGCGCGATGGGAAGCGCCAAGACGGATGGCATCGGGCAATTGAAGCTGGTGGTTCCCGCTAGGGAATGGCACAGGTGGAACAACGAGTTCCCCGGCTGTTGGACTGACGAGCAATTCGTCAGCGAGTTCTTCAGGGACAATCCCCAGTTCAGGGGTCAGGGGGCGGTAGCGTGAGAAAGGTAGTTTATACCGACGTCCAGACGAAGATACAGCGTCTAATGGGCGTGGATACCCTGCTGACCACCGAGCAAAACTCCATACTGGCTGCGGTGAACAAGTATTGCCGCATGGCGTGGGAGCGCGCGAG